TTTCTGACTCTATAGCGTAACCAAATTGGTTAGCTCGCCACCTGTTCTCAGGGTTAGGCCCATCAATAGGTGCGCCAGTTGTTTTGATGTATGGCCCTGCTTGGTCGTTATATTCTAATTGAGCGCCGAAAATATCAAACTCTACACCTGTTAAGCCGTAAACGTTAATATAAAAACTATTAGATATTAATGAGCTAATATTTAGTGTTATGGATATTCTTTGATATTGAGTCGTGACAGTGTCGCTCATAGTTATTACAGCGCCGCCAGTAGTGAACTGCAAGCCAACATTCTCAACAGTGCCAGTAACTGCTTTTATCCACACGGAAAAGGTGTGCAGTCCTGTGTTATTTACTGTGTAAGGGATGCCCATTACGTCAACACCAGAAGGGAAGGTGTCTAAATCTAACTTGATTCTTTTTGCGTTTGTTCCGCCAAGCGGATCATCAGCAGCGCTGTTAGTTATAGTCCAATAATTGCTAGCATCAGACCATTGTGAGAAGTCCTCAGAATAAGATAAAAGATTGCTTATAGTGTCTCCGCCTACGAATGTTAAATCACCGTATCGATCAGTTATAGATGCTTGATCTTCCCTGCTCCATGTTGGCGCGATTGACTTAGAAACCTTATTTTGATGAAAAAGAGATATTAATGGGTTATCAATAACCGAACCTCTAACGTCATCTACATCAACACCGATTAGTCCAGTGTCGCCTTTTTCTCCTTTTCTACCTTCGTATATAGTTAGGCTGCTCATCTGATGCCGCCTTGCTCTATTGTGACATTAACACCAGCTATAGTTTTAGCTGTAGTATCAGCAAAGGTTATCTTAATTCTAGACGTGAATTTTATGCTCGGATCGCCATCACCAGTCCCAACAGGAAGCAAGCTTTGAGACTCTGTTTTAGTCAGAGAGAAAGTGCCAAGTCCGTTAGGCGCATCAGTAATTCCACCTGTCATGTCTATTACTTGTGTCTGGTCTGTTATCGCGTTAAGAAGCTGCATTTGAGCAGTTGCACCTGTCAAATCAATAGGCGCTCCATCAGAATCTGTATAGCTCCAGTCTATAGTAACAGTGTTACCAGCTACGAAACATAAATCTACTATTTGTGGGCAAGCCATTATACGTCACCATTACCTTTTATGTATCTAGTTGAGTTAGAGCCAATTAAATTAACTGTAGCCCCTCCGCTTATTATACCACTACCAGCTAAGCCGCCGCTAGCATCGTTATTCGCGCCATCTTGACCAAAAGACCCAGTAAAGCCATCCTCAGTACCTTGTGTACCGTAAAGTCCGTCAGGTTCTTCGCCAGTACCGTTACTTACCTGTCCGAAATCTCCACCAGTTCCTGAAACTCTACCATCGCCACCGTTACCACCGTTAGCGCTTACACCGCTATTTCTATCACCCTGGATGAATGTAGAATCAAACCCGCCATCACCACCACTAGGTGCTCTGACAAATCCGTCAGCAGATGGATAAGCAACACTTGGAGTTGCACCGCTAAAATAAATATCAGTATCAACGCCTTCACAGTCAATAACAATGCCGCCGTCTAAGCCATCTACCGCTGGCTCTCTAACCTCCCATTGCCCTAACTCTGAATTCCAGAATATATCTGATGCGTTACCACCATCACCGCCTTTAGCCATTAGGTCAGCGCCGTTAGCTAGTATGATGATTATTTTACTTCCAGCAGGGAAAGCGCCAGCTCTTATGGCTGGGATTGTGTTTATTGTGCTTCCGCAGACAGTAGCGTCAAATATAAACGTTATCGTCACAGCAGCACTAGGAGCACCAGCGTATTGCGTATACAGGTTTATGTTGCTTGTGTTTCCGCTGATAATAACCTCGCTATTATCCTCAAAAACTGGCTCGAAGCTTAATGCTGATACTTGATATTCTCTACCTACATTTGTATATTTTGGCTGAATTGATAATATTTGACCTCTTATGTTTGTGCTTTGTTGTCCGTCAAATCCAACATCCACACTAGTATCTAAATCAACAACATCGCCCACCTTGAAATCTAGTTGGCTTTCTTGCGTTTTCCATGAGTAGTCGACTGGATTAACATACCTATTCACATATCTGTTTACTAGTAATTGCGCCGCTGTGGTGCTTATTACAGAGCTAAAACCTAACTGCTTAACTTTTGACTTTCCATAAAAGTCAGGCCCTTCAAGCTCTGTTCTTTTAAATATCTGACCTTTCTTGTAGTTTTCTATTGAATCCGTTCTTGCTAGGTATCTTTTGTCGTATACAATAATCGCCCTTGTAGCTCTCATTGATTCGTTAGGCTTTCTTTTTATTGTTTCAGAATCTATTTGGTCGCCTTCCGTCAGTATTTTGGTTGATTTTCTCCAAGCATTGATCGCAGATACTTTGACTTCTCTGTCAACGGGATCGAACCACATATCAATCTGGTAAGGCATTAATATATTTTCTAGCTGTTCGCTGGTGCTTTTGTTCTCAATCCAAATAGTATTTACTTTTTCAGTTGCTAGCCATTCGTCTATCTCGTCGGCCCAATCGATTATAGGCAGCGTATCTACTGGCATCCCAACATCTAGAAGAATTCTTTCAAGCAAGTCAGCTATATGCTCGTTATCCGACACTTCACACAATATTATCTCATCGCCAGCGCTGTGATCTTCTTTGTCTGTTTTCGATAGTGTCTCAGTAAAAACTATATCGCTGCCTCTAGTTTGAACTGTTAATTCAGCTGAGCCAGTGCCTATGCCTGAAACGCCTGTAATTTTAAATAGCTCTTCACCAATACGAATAACATCATTGACAGCATAATTAATATCAGGATCAACAAGCAATGTAGTTGTGGTGTCGTCTATATCAAATCTAAGATATCCGTTAGACTCTAAAGGCCATACAGAATCACCAAGATTAATAAGAGATAGCTCATCTTTTAACTTTAGAGTCCAAAGCCCTTTACCATTACTAGTAAAAGTATCGACAAGATAGCTTCTAGTTTCGCTTGCTGTTAAATCAATCGTACCACCAGCGTTAACCCTGTAATTTTTTATTCTGCATAGCCTGTTTGTGAGTATGTTTCTTGATTCGAATTTAGCCAAATAACCATACTGATTATTCATAGCGTCAGTGACATCAGGCGCGAAAGGGTTCGGATCGCCAACAAAATCAACCATTGAAACGCTAGCAGTTGCCCTAACAGCCAAGCCCTTTTGAGGTTGGAGCTTAGTAGGCGTCTCTGATACTTTTGTTACACACTTTTCTACGTCTGATTGCGGCAATATTCCAGCGTAATCAGTAAAGCTATAAGTTTTTGTACCTGTGCTTGGTGCGCCTCCAGCACTTCTAGGAGTACCAAACCCTGCATCTACAATAGGCGCATCTATTTCTATTATTGTGAAGTGTTCTTGATCGTACTGGCTTTTAGTTGATTCAAATGTCATGTTACAACCCGTTATACACTTGGAATGACAAGCCTATATTATTGAGTTTTCTTGTTGATGCGTGCGCCTTAACGTCGTTCTTTCCAATGTTATAACACAAGTATGCGCTAGGATTTAGCCCTGAGAAATTACCATCAACACCTTCTGTTTGCTCTAAAATAAAAAACAAGTTCTCGTTGGCAAAGTCTAAAAACTCTTGCCATTCTCCTTCGCTAAACTCCTTAGTCATATTAGGTAAGTTTAAAGAACCTTTCGCTGGAATTCTTTTTCTAAGATTCGAGACTGGAGCGCCGATTGTATTAGTTGTTGTTTTTTGTTTGTAGCTTCTATTTAAAAATTGTCTATTATAGCCAGACACCTCGCCGCTATTAGGCACTTCAAACGCCATGCCAGCAGCGGTATAGCTACATATGGGATTTATGTTGTTTGAATTTTTTAGCGTAACTATTAAATTCCCAAAAGTTCTAGCTGTAAAGTAAAGCACTATACAGTTATCTCTTATGACATTAACCGTCTTAATTACCGTTCCGCCATCGTAAACCCTAGCCCTACTATACTCATTAACGCTAGCAAACCCATCCCCCGCACCTATATTCACACCAGCGACAGCTACGTAGTTTATAGTCTCAGTAGCCCCAAATTCGTAAGTAAGTCGCAAACTGTCAGAGCTTCTGTATATCTTTGACATGTTGGGATTAGTTAGGTTTGCGGGCAAGTCAGAGCTAGCGCCAGTTGTAACAGTGGGACTTAACCCCTGGAGTATGTTGCTTTTAGTTATAATCATGCGCCATTTACCTGTCTTTCAGTTAATCCGTTCGCTATAGCGTCTAAGTAATCATTGCCAGAGTCGTCAGATATTATAACTCTCATCGTTTGAGTTCCGCCGCCAGCGTCTTGCTCTGTAACATCTAGCGTTGATGTTTCTGGCGTGAATTCTTCTTGCTGCGGTGGTTGAGCTGCAACAGTAGGTGCAGAGCCACCACCTTTAGAAGCTCCTAGTATAGCAGCTATTTGGGCCGCACCAGTGGCAGCAACAACGGCAGCCATTGCGTAGTTTGGCATAACCTCCGTTATAGCTCTAGCTGTGTTTACAGCGGCTATACCAGCACTAACAGCCTTGTTGTCCTCGAAAACCATAGAGGCGACACTTATAGCAGCATCCGCCGCCTGTTTATCCCTAACCTGATTATCTTTTGCTATTTTATCTTCTACTTTCTTTTGTTTGGCTTTTTCTCTATCGAGCTTATTTTGCCTTTTTTCTCTATCTTTTTCTTGTTTGTCTTTTGCTTGTGCCGCCTCTTCATCTGCTTTTAGCTGTAGGTTAAGCAAGTTCTCTAGATACTCTTCCTCTAGCGCGAGTCTTAACTCGTTGTTTTCTCCAACGATTTCCAACTCTTTTTCTAGCTTCTGCCTTAGCAGCTCCTCTTCCGTTTTAAACCTATCCTCTATTGCTGATATAGCATCTTCATTGATGCCGCCATCGCCACTCAATGGATCTTTCTTTTCGCTTTCAATCTTTTCTGGAGGTAGAATGTCGCTTTTATTTAGTGCCGCTAATTCTGCCTCTATTTCCTTTCTTTCATTAAGTAGTTCGTTTATCTTTTCTTGGTTAAACTTATCTTGCGAAGTGTTAAATGTTAGTGTGTTCCACAGCCTACCAGAAACAGTTTCGGCGTTTTTCATTGCCTCTTCTATTTCTTTTACTGCCTCTATATTTTCTAAAAGCTTAACTTGCAAGTTAGATCTTGTACCTTCATTCAAAGATGAAAAAAAGAATGTTGCGGAGTTGGCCGCATTAGTGAACCAATCAGATAAATCAATAAGGGTTTGATTTGCAAGACTAGAAGCTGATTCGCCAGCAAGCTTTAACGCCTCATTTAAGTCTGTTAGCTTTTGTATATCACTATCAGTAAGAGGGACTGTCACGTCAGCCATAGCATTAGATAACTCTCTCATTTTCTCGCCACTATTGGCTAGCAATGGGATTAAGTTTGTAGTGTCAGAAGCCATACCCTCTAAAGCGTGAGACATTTGCACCGCTGATACGTCAGCTTCCTCCATCATGCTAACCATTCTTTGTAGAACTTCTGGCCCAGTCAAGCTAGAGAATTCGGCAGCTAATTCTTTAGCTTCATCCTTGGTTAACTTCATAGCGTCAGCGAAGTCTTGAAAACCGCCACCACCAGTATTCAAGAAGTCACCAACCTTTTCTAGGGTATCTTTTGATATATCACCAAGCTTCTCTATATTTATCCCAACAGTAGAAGTTGCAAACGCCATCCCCTCTAACTGCTCTGTCGCTATACCTGATATCTGAGATGCTATTTTTAACTCTTTTGCGTATTCTGTCGTTTTACTTATCAGTGCAACAGTCCCAGCGGTTAACGCGCCTACAGCTACAGTTGCTACTCCCAGTGCAGACCCTACGGTTCTTGCTGTAGTAGATAACGCGACCATTTTTCTGTCTACGCTATCAGTCGCGCCTTCTAAATCATTCAGGTTGGATTTTGATGCTTTTAGTTTTGCGTCAAGTTTCGCTGTTTTTGCATCAAGCTCTACTATTAATTTCTCTGTAGACATTCTTTTGGCGCACCGTTTTGTTGTCGCTGATAATAAAGAACCATAGATGTATCAGAAGCGCTAGGCTCGACATTAACCATCTGTGACATTTCTATAAAGTCCATGTTCCACGCCTCGGAAGGCGGGATACCGTTGTTAACTAGCGACCTCCAGCAAGCCCAAAAATCAAAATCGTCTATACTAGATTTTAATCTGACGATCCCGAAGAGTCGCATAAATCCTTTTTTGCCTTTATAGCCTCTCGCTCATACTGCTGATCTAACTGTAGTACTATACTGTATAATACATGTGTGTAAGGTTGCGCTCTCTTGTCACTGCTATCCACAGGTTTCCAACCGCACCTTATAACAGCGTCCTCTATCTCCGACAATTGCAATGTATTATTGCATTGCTTGGCAATAATCCACAGTAGCATAGCACCATCAAGCTCATCTATGTGCTTTCCTATATTGAAAAGCTGCTCCCACACATCATCGCTCTTTCTTGCGGCGACAAGAACACCCTGAATTGAGCTCCAAAGACCACGACCTGTTTCTTGCTTGAACTCTCTCATTGCTGAGAAGTTAACTTTAAAGTCGTAGTCTTTATAGAATAAAGAGAACTTCATGTTATGATGCTGGTGTGTAAGTGTAAGCGCCAGACGTGCTGATAGTGCAAGATATCTGCGTTACACCGTTAACTGGAGCTGCATCGCTACGACCTGAAATAGACCATGTATCGCATTGCCATTCTTCTGCGCCAACGCCTGAAATAATATTTCCAGCAACTAAAGCTCCGCTTTCAATAGCAGCCTTTACTAGATTTTGAGATACTTCATCAGTAGATGTAAAAGTAACAGCAAACGCTACTTGTTTTCCTGCCACAAAATCAGGGCAGTACTCAATATAGCCGCCGCTTGCTTTGTTTGTGATTTCCACTGGTGCGCCGTTTAATGTCATAGTGCCATCAAGTTGACCAGCAATAGCCGCCTCAGCACCAGCAGCACCTATTTTAAATACAAATGAATTTGATATAGCACTCATGTTATAGCCTCTCGCTAATAGTTAAATAATTAATTGATATGTCGCGTTGAAACCATGCCTCACTCTCTGAGCCTTGATTTACATCACTGTTTAATACTTCTATGTTTTGTGTATTATACACTAGTTTCTGTGTTGGTTTAAATTTAGATAAAAGCTCGTCTATAGCTTGTAGTTGAGTGTTGTCGAATTCATTATCATTAATGGCAACAAACACGCTAATTTGAAATATGCCTCTTTGCTCATCTTTATCTGATATTGATTTGCCCATCATTTCAGATGATGCAGGGATAAAGTAAGCGGCAAGCCATAAGGGTTTATTTGACGGGTCGAACTTGTGATTCTCAAATGCAACATCATCACTAGTAACACCTGTTGGCAAATTAGCTAACAAGTAAGTTATAAAAGCTTGTTTTGTGTCAAGATAACTCATAGTGACCTTATTTTGTTCTGCATTCTAATTAAGTTGGCCCTAACCCATCCGTTAGGTGCTTGCTTGCTGTAACCGTTAATAGATAATATTTCATAGCTTTTAGAGCGCTTAATGTAAGAACCTTTTTTAACTGGCGATGGATAGCCGCCATACTCAAGAACACCAATATAAGGCAAGTTATTAGTGAAATATAATTTCTTTCCTAGCACGTTAGCTGGCATTTTTGACGCTTGACTTAACGAGCCGCCACCACCAATACTAGCGCTAGTTGTTGTTTTGCTTGATGGAGCATTGACAGATAAAAACCAGTTGTTTCTAGCTCTGCCAGAATCCGCTGGAGTTTCCTGCACTATATTTGATAACCCAGCAAGATAAACGCCGCGCAAACTATTATTAGCAGATAAAACTAAGTTATCAATAGCTGTGTCTAGTGATTTTCTACCGCGCAAAGGCATGCTAAACCTCTATATCAGGCAAAGGTATAGAGAATACAATATCGCTAACATCTTTCGGCGATATCTTATTGTCTACTTTTAAGCACCCGCCTTTATTCAATCCATCAACCTCTAGGCAAGCATTGTAGCCGCTCAATGGCTCGCTTTCGTCGCACATTACTATAACTTTAGTTGTCATCACTGCACCCTTACTTGAGAGATATATACAAGCACGTCAGATGTAGGCGCTTTAATATCTGAACTAATAACAATGTATTTTGTTGTGCCTTGCTTGATGGTGTCACCTTCTTTGATTGCAACTGAGTCATCACTAACCAACTCCCTATCACCAGCAACAATGTTAGCGCCAAGCAAGCTCTTGTCGTAGCTTTTGAATATAGCGTTTTTCAGCAAAACATCAGTTTCAACCACAACAGGTAGATCTATAGGAGTATTGCCGCCTGAATTTGTTTTCTGCACAAGGTAAACAAGCTCACTAGATGAAGATCCTGTTTTATTTATAGCCTTAGCTAAGCCTTTCTTTATTTTTGCCTGTATGTTCGCGCTACCCATTAACCAAGATACCCCATGTTTTCACGATTTAACCCACCTAAACCACTGCCGCAAGGGGAGGCAGCAAGACCAGCTTTCGTTAATGGGTATAGAGAGTTACTCACACCTTGAATAGTTGCGTTTAAGTTTGCGCTAGAGCCATCCTGATACGTTTCCTCGTACACACCAACAACTTTAAACCCTGATAATTTCTCTCCAGTATTCACAGTATTGTCACTAGTACCTTTCGTGAAAGCGTCAGAGGCGTATAATTGACCAAGCTTAACTTCCTGCGGTATGACATCACTATCAACAGGGAAACAGTTATTTAAAACGCCAGATCGAGGATAGATGCCAGTTTGCTCAGCACTAATTCTAGATCCTTGCAATCTGGCTTCGTAAGTCAATAAATTAAGATAACCCTGCCTTAAAACAATCTCAGCCTCTGTATCATCAGCAGGCAACTCAAGACCATAATTAGCAGATAATGACCTAGCATCTACTAGAGATAAAAAACTATCAGCATTAGCTACAACAGAGCCATCTTCAACTATTAAAGGCATGATAAATCCAATTCAAAAACGATAGATAGATTTTAACACAAAAACAAAATAGTTAAAAACTAAGTGGAAACTATCCCATCATAAGCAGATACAACCTGTAATGCGACAAGTGTTTTTCCTCCGCCGTCAAATTCAGTGTCAATATGTATAGTTGATGTTATAGAGTCATACCAGAATGTCATACTGGCATCGCCAACCACATCAGGGAACTCAGAAGTTCTACCAACTCTTATATCTGGGTTCTGCACTGATGCTGTGGCTGATATCCTACTAAATAATGCGTACGTCTCACCGCCAGCAGATATTAAGGCGATAACACTTATCTCTGTTGTTGTTTCTGTTACTGGCGCGGGGTTGTAACCTGTATCATATTCAGTCCCGACAATAGGGGAGTTGTTTAAGTACTCCACGCTTGTCATTCTGTCTACCTTAAGACTCGGTACGCCACCAGACGCTAATAATATTTGCTCAAGTAATTCATTTCTAATACTCATAATCGCCTCTTAAAAAGATGATTCACTATGGAGTTAAAGCGTTTAGCCAATCTCTTAATAATTGGTTTCGATTATTTGGATCTGTAACTGTGCCGCCAGCTTTAATGACGATATCAGCTAGGATTGCATTCATTGTTCGCATAATCACACCTTTATTTCTATAGTGTGAGGGAGTTAATAGGTTGAGTAAATCCGTTTACTCTGAGGGAGAGAGCGAGGGATAGTAAAGCGGCTAGCTAGCCTTTGCCGATTCCCTCAAATCGACATAACC